AACCCATCAGCGCGAGGCAAACGAAGAGGCTCACCCCGAAAGGGGTGGGCTTCTTTTTTTATGCCTAAAATATGCCAGAGTTACTATCACCTGATAGGTGAGTCTTTAATCTATGGCAGTTAGCACACAAGGTTTGTAAGTTAGACGGGTCATTGTTCCACCGGTCACCGTCTATGTGGTCAACGTCGAGCTGACTGATGTGTACTGGTATAAACCCACATTGTTGACATTCTGTGCCTTTATGTCTAGCGTATGGATAGACGCTGTTGTTGTAGGTTCGCTTCCATACTGTGCGACAGCGGTACCTACTAGTCAGTGGGTTCTTCTTATCTCGTAGCTTCATCTTGGTTGGACCACAGATGGAGCAGATGGCAGTACGTTCTGCCTCGTTATGTTCAGTGAGTCTGTGGTGCATCTTTATCTACTGGACAGGGTACGCATACCAGGTTACCGCAGTTGACACAGGTAGCATCAAGGAAGTACCAGACCAGCTCGTAATCTTCAAAGCTCGCCATAACGCTAAAGACTTGGGAGCCACACGGACAGACGTGCAGTGGCCCTAAACCCCGCAGATCGGTCCCAAAAGGCTCAGGAAGGGTATGTCTGCGCCATCTTAACGATGGCAGGGTTGGTAGACGGAACCGCAGGGTTACTGTACGGTTACTCCCTGTGCGCCCCTTAAGGGCGCTACCCTGTTTAATTCGCCTCACGGCTCATATTGTAATACCCAGTAGCGTTGCTTACGCAACGACACGCCGTAGGTAATGATAGTCTCTAGTAATGACAACAATCGTAGGACTAGAGGGTATTGACTACGCTGTACTAGTAGCTGATTCCCAGATCACCGAAGATAATCTCATCACTATTGCAACATCCACGCCGAAGATTATCGAGGTGGGTAAGTTCTTAGTAGGCATCTCCGGTGATACACGCCCTGGCGATATCCTTGCTTACAACTGGAAGCCACCGGCCTATCGTGGTGAAGACCCAGCACAATTTATGGGACGCAAGATCATTCCCAGTATCAACCAAGCATTTGCAGACAACAACTACGACTACAACAAGGTGGACAAAGATGGTGGCTTCGATTATCTCATTGCTTTTAACGGCAATATCTTTCGCATTGCTTGCGATCTCTCTTTTTTCCAAGCAAATCACGGAGCGTATGGCATTGGTAGTGGGGGTCAGCTTGCTCTTGGCTACCTGTATTCAATTGTCAAACCTGATATGGAGTTAGCCTTTGCTAAGAGACACGCCCGTAAAGCTGTAGAGATTGCATCAGTACTTGACTCTAATACCAACAAGCCTTTACAGTTGGTAGTCCAGGAAAGGATGTAGATGATAGATCCAAAAGAATTACTATTAACTGCTCTTAAGGCAGGGGACGCGAAGCGTTCACGTTCTACGCAGGTGCAGATAGGACCATCAGAGTTAGGTGGTTGTCGTCGTAAGGTTTGGTACAGACTTAACGATCAACCAGAAACTAATGATGATGAGTTAAAGCTCGCTGCGATTATGGGTACTGCTATCCACGCAGAGATTGAGAAGGCGCTATCTGATAATCCAGATGTGCTACTAGAAACTGAAGTTGAATACAACGGTATGAAGGCACACATTGACTGCTATGTACCAGGTACTGGGGACGTGATTGACTGGAAAACTTCTAAGATTAGAAACCTTGGCTACTTCCCATCAACGCAACAGCGTTGGCAGGTGCAGGTCTATGGCTACCTACTGGCTAAGAATGGTCATAAGGTAGAGCGAGTATCACTAGTTGCTATCGCACGTGATGGTGATGAACGAGATGTCAAGGTACACACAGAAGAATACAACGAGGCTATGGCCTTGGAAGCATTGGGTTGGTTGTCTGCTGTTAAAGAAGCAGCAGAGGCACCAGCTCCTGAAAAGGATGCAAGTTACTGTCAGTTCTATTGCAAGTTCTATGACGCAAGTGGGCAGATGGGATGCGTTGGTCTAAAAAAAGAACGTACACCAGTCAGTGATGTAATCATTGCTGATGCAGAAGTTGACAAGAATGCACTTCTGTACTTACAGTTAGCAGCACAGATCAAAGAGCTTGAAACACAGCAGGATTCTTTGAAGGCAAGTTTTGAAGGGTTACTAGGTACAACATCTAGTGGCATCGAGTTGAGTTGGACAACTGTTAAAGGTCGTGAGAGCGTTGACAGTGGCGAGGTAGAAAAACTCTTGGGGTTTGTACCTAAGAAGGTAGGAGCTGAGAGCCAGCGCCTATCAGTAAAACAAAGTGGAGGAAAGTAAATGGCTACAGAGGGAACAAAGTTCCAAATCAATTACAAGTTAAATGATGGAACACTCATCAACTTGTATGCAGCAACAGTTACAGAATTAGAGTCAGGTCTTGCAGACCTTGCTATGAATGCAATGAACATCAGAGCAACAGGCTTTGAACTATCAGGTGGATCAGCTCCCGCAGCCCCAGCGCCTACAGTTGCAGCAGTTGCTGCATCCTTTAATGCAACACCAGTTGCTGCCCCTGCACCAGTAGCAGCAGGCGGTAACGCTTGCAAGCACGGTCCTATGGTTTACAAGACCGGTACATCAACCAAGGGTCCTTGGCAGGGTTGGATGTGTTCAACACCAAAGGGCGCGACAGATAAGTGCGACACAATCTGGGTTAGATAATTATGCGGGAGCCTTCGGAATACGAAGCTCCTAGTTGTGCAACAGTAGGCGGAGACTATTGGTTTCCTGAGAAAGAATCAGGTGGCATTGGTCAGACTGAAGCCAAGATTGCAAAGTCTATTTGCTTCTCTTGTCCACACAGAATTGAGTGTGCAGAGTGGGGAATTCATAACGAGATACACGGAATCTGGGGTGGCCTTGCCGACCTAGATCGCAGACGCATCCGCAGAGAACGCAAGATTAAATTTAATCAGGAGGACCGAAGTGCTTAACCTATCCCGCGCTTGGAGTGGTGTGCTTACCAAAGCAACACCGCTACCGGATGTGTGGAAAGGTTTAGCAGCCGAAGGTATTAAGTTTCGCAGAGGCCAAGTATGTATGGTAGCTGCTGCACCTAATGCTGGTAAGTCAATGTTCGCCCTGATCTATGCGGTCAAAGCAAAGGTTCCTACCTTGTTCTTCTCAGCAGACACCGACACAACTACAGTAATGATGCGTGCTGCTTCACATTTATCTGGTCACTCACAGGTATCGGTTGAGGCAAACCTATCAAACAATTCACACTACTACGATGCCCAGTTTGAAAAGGTTTCACACATCAAATGGGTATTCGACTCATCACCATCTATTGATGATCTTGAACTAGAGATTCGTGCCTACGTAGAACTCTACGGAATACCACCAGAGTTGATAGTGATAGATAACTTAATGAATGTATCAGCAGAAACTGATAACGAGTGGGCAGGACTTCGTGCAATTATGATGGAGCTGCACGATATGGCACGCAAGACAGAGGCGTGCGTAATGGTCCTGCACCACGTATCAGAACAGTCAGAGTATGGCTCACCATCTGAGCCACCTCATCGTAGGGCTATCCACGGCAAGGTATCGCAGTTACCTGCTCTGATCTTGACTCTTGGTTATGACCCAGGTCAGGCAACCTTAAAGGTTGCAGCGGTCAAGAATAGATTTGGGCCACACACAGCAGATGGCAAGAAATATGCACAGCTTCTAGTAAACTATGCAGCAGTACAGATAGGCGACCAAGATGAGTTTGGTTGGATGTTAAGAAAAGATGCGATTGCAGGATACCAAGGAGGATACAATGTCTGAACCAGAGTTAACCAATAAGTACAGAGACAACCTAAAGATAGATGCTTTGCGTGCTGAGTTAGATGCACTCAAGGTAGATGTAACCAACTTCGTTGGTGCGTTGCTTCAATCTGGTGTTGTCGAACTGGTCAAAGATGAGACTGGTGAAGTGGTCTACAAGATCAACAAGGTTGTACTGGTAGATGAGTCAGTACAACAAGACTAAGGGTTCCCAATTCGAGACAGATGTAATGAAGTGGCTACGCAAATGCGGAGTCATAGCAGAGCGTTTGTCTAAGGCTGGGGCAAAGGATGAGGGCGACATCGTAACTGTTATCGCAGGAGAAACTTACATCCTTGAACTCAAGAACAGGGCAACACTTTCCTTGCCTGAGTTCTGGAGAGAAGCAGAGGTTGAGGCGCTTAACTATGCTAATGCACGTGGCCTTGGGGAAGTCCCACTGCACTATGTAATAGTTAAGCGTCGCAACGCTGGAATAGAAAAAGCCTGGGTCATCCAAGACCTAGCACAATGGATTAAGGAGAAACAATAATGCCAGTACCAGGTGGAGAAATAACAACATCAGAGATACTAACGCCAGTTACACTAGAAGATGCAACTGAGTTACTAAAATCTCAGGGAGAATTTCTTGAAAAGTTAGAAGAAGTAATCATTGCTGCTGATGCAGAGGAAGCGACAGAAGAATATGAAGCACAAGCTGACTGAGTTTTGGTTTTGGAATAAAGAGTTTATTGGTGGGACGATAGTTGCTATCACTGTAATCTTTGGCAGCGTTGGGTTACTATTCTTTTTCTACACAGTTGGTTGGTCAAACCAATACAGGATTGATTGCAACTTGTCAACAGGTCCAAGCCTAAGCACTACCTTCTGGACCAACAATGATACTTATGCTTACGATCCAGAAGGATTTTGTTCAACGTTACGAGATAGGATTGCCAACGAATGATCTGCCAGAACTGTCTTAAAGCTGGAGAAGAGAACAGGCTTGCTCACTACAAACGTGCAACTAATTGGCACGACAAGTGCGACTTTAAGGGGTGCGTATGCCAGCACAAGACTGGTCCAGGGTACGTAAAGCGGGAAAATTCAAAGGTCCCGTTGATGCAAACACAATCCCCATAGGTCCGATTGTATCTAACTATGGTGGCGAGGTAAGAGAAGGTAAGTCAACCTCGGTTCGATGTTGCTTGCACAATGACAGTCGTAGGTCAGCGGTAATAAACACGTACGACAACTTGTACTACTGCCATACCTGCGGTAAGGGTGGCAATGCAGTTAACTTAGTCTGCATACTAGAGAATTTGGAGTTCAAAGATGGTCTCAAACGTGCAATCGAAATCGCTACTGGAAGCGGCGCAACGATACGCTCAGGCAATAACGCCTCTGGCGTTAGGCGTGCTCGCAGAACGTGGGATCTCTGAAGAGGTAGCTGCACGCTTTCAGTTAGGTACCATCACAGAACCAATGAACGGACACGAAAGTTATGAGGGTTGGATATCTATTCCATACATCACAGCCAGCGGTAGTTGTGTAGGCTTTAAGTTCAGACGTACCGATGAAGGTAAGCCTAAGTATGGTAGCCCGACAGGGCAGAAGTCACACCTGTATAACGTATGCGATATTACTATTGACTCACCTAGAGTTGTTGTGTGTGAGGGTGAGTTAGATACAGTCATTACTAGTGGTGTGCTTGGTATCCCAGCAGTAGGTGTGCCAGGTGTTGCTGCTTGGAAGTCACACTTTCCAAAGCTCTTTGCAGGTTACGAAACTATCTATGTGGTAGGCGATAACGATGTGAAAGAGGATGGGTCTAACCCTGGAGCTGAGTTTGCTAAGCGTGTGGCTAACGAGGTAATGAACTCACAGATTGTTACACTACCGCCAGGTATGGACATCAATGATTACTACTTGGCTAATGGAATTGATGCTACGAGAAAGTTACTGATAGGGGAGTCGAATGTATGACGATGACAAGAAGCGAGTGGGACACGATGCTACAGACTTTGCAGCATTTGGGCTTCCAGATCCTTTCCGTGGATACGCAAAGCGAAACGATAACAATAAGACCGATACCGACTCGATAGACTTTGACCACGTGAAGTTTGTTACTGATGTTTGGGAAGTCTTAGATGGTGCAGGTAACCTGCTCATCAAGAAGCACAAAGACTACGGCCCAACTAACATTAGTCTCTCACCTGGTGGACCGCTCAATGGTTTGCGTGTGCGTATGCACGACAAGACTGCACGCATCAACCACTTGATTGATAGCGGTGCAACACCGGAAAACGAGTCATTACGAGATAGCTTCATTGATCTACTGAACTATAGTGCTATCGCACTGATGGTCTTAGATGGCAAGTGGCCACGTGACTGAACTACACCCAGTAATCTATGACCTAGTGCCTAGTGTTGCTAACACCATCCATCGTAGGTATAACAAACACGTTGAGAAGGATGACATTAAGCAAGAACTGATGGCGTGGGCTATGACTAGGGTAGAAGATCACATCATTGATCTAATGGAACCTATCGAA